AGTATTAATTGCTTCTTCAATTTGTCTTTGAAAAAATTCTTGTGTTTCAAATGAATATCTAACATTATCTATATCATTTTTATCTGTCATCTTAATCCACCTTTAGATGCAATAAGATCTATACCTTGTGCATGATTCCAAGGTGTACCACTAGGTGTTTTAACATTTACTTTTAAATATCTACCAGATTGTCTTACTGGATTTACACCTGTACTATTCATAGTAACAGTAGAAGATTCAGTTGCAGTATCTGTTAATCTATCTCTAGTTTTAACTTTAACTGTAGCTTCTGCATCTACTATAGGTCTAATACTTTGGACATTACTTCTAAATCCTGGATACAATTCTACTTCAGATGTTTCTATTTCACCTTCATTTGCTGTACCAGAAAAAATAGATGCTTTATAATCTGAATCAACAGCACCTAAATATCTTTGACCACCATTCCAAAAATCTGTATCTAATGCAATATTAATATTTTCTAAGTTTTGTGAAATAATATCCATTAGTTCTACTGTATATGCTCCTACAAATTGACTAAAAATTGTACTAGCATTAGCTTCTGCAAGAGACCATTTTTTTGTAGCATAATTATATATTATAATTCTGTCGCATATTCCTGTAGTATTGGAAGTATTATTTACACTAGGGTACAACCACATAGCTAACTGATTAAATGGATCTACTGCTGCACAAATTCTATCTGAAAATGCTTTGTTTAAATTTAGATCAAAAAATCTATTAACTTTTTCTGCACCAATAGCTTGTATAGTATCTCCATTGACTTCAAAAAATCCATCATCTGCATAGAAAAATACACGTCTATTATCTTGAGCTACAGTTCTGCCATATACTGCACCTCTATTAGGTGAGATCACTGAAAGTCGGAATACTGTAGCTCCTCCGACATAGTCCATACGAATTATCTGGTTTTGTCTAAAGACATAAGAAATTTCTCCAGATGTTATGTGAACTATTTCTCCTCCAGAACCTGGAAGATCTTGTGAATCTGATTGTTTTGTTCCTGCTGTCCAAGTAGTAATATCATTAATACCTGACCATTGTATTCTGTTTTGATTAGTAGGTTGATTACCTGTAACTAAAAAATCCCTAATAACTCCTGATACTCTAAATATTGGAGCTCCTGTTCCAATAGATGATAAAGTTGCAAAGTTAGTTGATGTACCCATTAAATAATACATTGGTGCATTTTTACCATTACTAGCAATTACATAATTACCAAATTGTGTAAATGTAAAAAAATCAGTATCTGTACCATCAATAGTACAAGATCCTTTTCTTGATGTAAATGTACCACCATCTAATTGATAGATGTCTGTATTTTTAGCAACAAAGTTATATACATTACCTGCATTATCTCTAAAAGATCCTGCACCTCTAGAATCTGCACTAATATTATTAGATGAGTAATCTACTAAAGATGGAAATCTTTTATAAGAATTAAGAGCATAATATACATTAGTAGCTACATTAGCTCCTTGTTTTCCATGGTCAGGTTGATCAGGTAACCATTCTCCAAAAGGTATCTGCATTATCTTTGCCTATAAAATGATAAGTCTGTTTGTACGTCTGTTCTTTGTGTAACTGGTGCACTACCATATGTATCTTGTCTATCATTGTTTTCACATCTTTCAAGAGCTGCAACATACATTGATAACCATTGTTGTGCTTGATTAGGTTCTATTCCACCAAGAAAGTTGGCAGCATGATATAAAGAACCATATAAATAAATAGCTGGATGTTTACTTAAAATATAATTTGTCGTATTACTATCACTAAGTGCTCCGATAGCTTTATAATAAGATAACTTGCCAGTATAACTAACATCAGGTGCAGGACCGAATCTAAATTTTTCAATTTCATTATCACTCTCTATTGTGTAAGCTCTAGGTCTACCAGTTCTAGAACCTCCTTTGGTTTCAAACATATTAGCTGGTGTTATATATTCTAAAGGGTATTTAACAGTTGAGTCTATATAAAATGATCTAACAGCTAAAAATCCTGTAGGTACTGTTACTTGTTCAGCATCAATTGTAACATCATCTTGCTGTTCCATTTGTCTTATTCTAAGTTTAGCATTAAAGTCTGCTTCACATAGTTTTATAAAATCATTACTAATTTCTGATGTTAAATCACTACGATTTAACCAATTAGCAATAGATGTTTTTAATTCTGAATATGTTGATATAGCCATTATAAGTTTCCTGATGCTGTTCTAAAATATCTAAACTCATTACTGTTTAGTTTAGTTCTCATTATTTTTCTTTGAATTTCTTTTGGTAAAGCAAACCAATTGTTGCTGCCATTGTATTCTTTAGCCCAGATCTGTAGAACAAGAGGTGGAACACTAGCTACACGCTTCATTTCTTTTGATTTAGAAAGCCATCCTTGATCATGATTGTATAAATCTTTATTTCTTTTCAACAAAGGATTTATATTTTGTTGATTATTAATAGTTAGTTTACCATCTGATTCTTGGATATATTTAGTTTTTATTCCATTATCGTAGTCTACAGCTCTGACTTTTCCCATACTATTCTGATAGTTCTGTTACGTATAAATTTACTGATCCTATTACAGCTACTTTTTCGCCAGGCGAAACTTTAAAACATTCAGATGATTTAGATTCTAAAAATATTTTAGCATTAGTTGCTGTAGGATTTACTCCAAATTCTATATGACAATCAGCATCTGGTATAACTCTAACATATTCAATGTTAGCACTAAAAGCAGATGATTGTGCAGATGAACCAGAAGATGTAACTTTTTCAGTAGTTAAAGGTCTCATTGCGTAATTACTTCCATACATGTTTTGTTCTCCTTTTATTTAGGATATGTTCCCAGAACGTTCCAGGAACATTACCTATTTTAATTATCTTCTAATTACAAATGTTACACCAAGTTTTTTAGCTCCAGTTGATCCACCATTTGTAATCATTTCAATAGATCCACCTTCTTCTACTTGGTTAGCTGCTGTTGGTTCTGCTGTGTCAATATCACCTGCTGCTGAACCTGAGTTAGCAACTGTAATTCCACCACCAGTAATTGCAGTTCCACCAATTTCAAAACTAATTGCTGCATCTCCACCAGAGATAGCTCCTTGTAGTGCAGTTATAATTTTAATTACTTTTCCACCATCTGGTACTGCTACATAAGTAGATGATGCTGTTGATACGTCAGCGATTTCGCCATATATAAAATAGTCGTTTAATGTTCTCATTGTGTTCCTTAATTGTTCCGACCCTAACCTTATCTCAGATCTTCAATTGTTTAGAATCTGCTGGGGGAGCAGATTAAAAGGTTACTCCCCCAAACAGTTATATTTATTATGAAGTAGTTAAGTCTGCTACTAAGCCTGAAGCAGCTTCATTTCTAGATTCTAGAGTCGCTTCTACTAAAAGCTGTCTTTTCTCTGAGTCTCCAGTTTTTGAAAGCTCATGCATAGAGAAGTCTCTTAAAAACGCTATACCCCAGTAGTTCATATCTAGTACATAAGCGTCTCTATCTCTAGAGAATCTGTTAGGTACTACTTGCAATTGACCAAAGTCAGATGCATATACATCAACTGAAGTGTATAAAGTAGCGTCTGCACCTGCATCAAATCTAGTAGAATTACCAGTAAATCCTGATAATTTTTGTTTGTTGAATGGGCCTACCATAATCATAGAAGGGTCACCACCAGCATTCCATACTGATTTAATTACAGTTTTTAATTGTGCTTCTGTGAAAGCTCTTTGAGTACCATCTGTTCTAGCAGTGTTTCCAACACCAGATCCTGTAGTTCCATCAGATGCTTTGTCATCATTAGTGATAACCCAAGCTCCTAAAGAACCAAATTTTCTAGCAGCAGATGCACTACCAGTAACTTCTGCTTGGTTACCAGTTAAAGTAGCTTCCATGTCTCTTTTTAACTCTTTAGCTTTTTTAGCGATTTGGTAAGCGATTTCAGATGCTCTACCTGCTTTATCTACAGCTTCTTGAGTTCCTGTGATTACAACAGTTTTGTCCATAATCTGTGAACTGTTAGAAAGTCTAGTAGTT